TTTGGTCGTCGCTCGGATCTTGTAAAAAATACTCGATAAATATCGAATTTAGAGAGACCTCTTCGTCCGGAATCTTTTCGATAGAAAAGCGGGTTTCGAATAGGATCTCCCAAACGATCCAACCTTCGCGGAATCCTTCGGGAGCCGTCCGGTAAGTTAAGGCCGTCGGGACGATCGGATCGATCGCGAGTCCTAAATCTTGGAGGAGGAGCTCGCGGATAATCGCTTCGCAAAGAGGGAGACTCTTCGCTCTCCGCTCGGTTTCGTCTCCTGCTTTTAGGACCTTGACGGCGACTAGGATCCGGATCTTCGCCTTCGCCTTGATCGTCTTATTCGCTGTCTGATCGAAGCCGGAGGAGGAGACTCCGATATTCGCGGCCGTTCCCTTCAAGTTCTCCGGGAAAAAGCCGAGATCGAATTCCTCGAAGGCGACGCCGCGATCGCGGAGACGAGCGAGGACTCGCTTCTCCAATTCGTGAAAAGAGGCGGCGTCCCTGCTCATTTCGGGACCTCGACGACGGACAAAAAGCGAAGCTCGTCGAAAACCTTTTCGGGAGCGGAGCTCTTCTCCCAAGCTCCGAAGCCGATATCGGAGGAGACGGCTTTCCAACGTCTCCAAGAGCGGAATTTGCTCATTCCATAGAAGCGGCCGATCTGATAGAAAAGCGAGTTCGCGACTTCGAAAGTAGGGTATTGAACGGCGAAAAATGCGTCGTGAAAAAAGGCGGCGATCAAGCCGGAGCGATCGTCCCTCTTTTCAAAACTTTCTAGGGGATCCGGGATCGAGGCGAAATCGAGATTCCAACCTTTGAAGGCCCGGACGCGGATAATCCCGGAATCGGTCAAGAGCTCGCCCTCCCAATTTTCGAGGAGGGTCCAAGTCCTTTCCTCTCCCGGGTCCGGCTCTTGGAATTGGCCTCCGAGTCGAGCGATCAATTCGTCGCGAAGGCTCGGGAGGTACGGCGTCAAGACCGGGAGGGAGGATTTCACGTCGAGGACCTTCGGCCCTGTTTGGGAATAGAAAAAGCTCATTTTGTCCCCGAAATAAAAATTTTCATTTCGCGACCATTGATCGCGGCGAGGAGTTTCTTTTCTGCGATAGCGGACAATTCGACCGGCAATTTCGGCCCGAGTCGGCTCCCAATAATCAAGCATCCCGAGGAGTCGGCGGCCGTGTTTCCCTTGTGGATCCGGATCCCGGAAAAACCGGGGACGTCGAGAATCTCGGGGAGGAGGCGTCCGAATTTCGGACTTTTGGAAATTCGCATTTTGTAGGATCCGGCAGGGATTGCGGTCTCGTCTTGGACCTTGACGCCGGGAGCCCGGACCTTGTCCTCGACTGCGAAGCCTTCAAAAGAGACGGATCCGTCGTCCTCGACGAGATAGACTCGGGAGAGGGTCTCCGTCTCTTTGAAAGAGAAGCGATTCACAAAAAGAGCGGCCATTTAGTAGCGATCCATTCTTTCGGAGGTGAAAACGCGATCGAGAGTCGATCGGGTCGCGTAAATAGCCGGGGATCCATTTCCAAGGAAAGAGATCGTCCCGGCTTGAATCTGTTCGAGCTTCTTTTCGGCTCGCTTCTTTCTCTCGATAACCTTGTCGGAAATCAAGAAATCGCCGCGACGCTCGAATAGAGCAAAGATCGCGAGATCCGTCGCGATCGACGGAATCGGCTCGGGGACCGGCTCGGCGAGGGGAGTCGCCCACCGGCCCCGGAGATATCCGTCGATCATTCCCTCGGCTTCCGAAATGGCCGCCGCGACGCGAGAATCCACTTCGGAGCCGTCGCCCTCGTCGTCCGTGAGTTGGACGAGAGTCGCCTCCGAAATCTTCGCTATGATCGCGGCTTTTGTCGTGTAGGCCATTTAGAAACCTCCGGAAATTAGGCGAGCTTGACTCGGATCAAGTCGTCGGCGGTGGCGGCGGCTGTCATAGCGTAGCCGTTCACCTTGCCGGTGGTCGCGGTAATTGCTCGGCCGGAGGCGTCGCCTTCGACGGCGGCTCCGACTGCGACGGCGGCCCCGGCGCGAACGATCGCGATTCCGTGGGTCATAATCGAGCGGCTTTCACCGGCGGCGGCTTCGACGTTCTCGACTCCGAGAGCCTTCGCTCCGGCGGCCGGGACTGCTCCGTCGAATCCGACGAAAAGGAAACGACTCTTCGCGGTCGCGGCCCCGGGGAGGGTCTCGATCAAAAGAGGCTTTTCCGTGAGCTTGTTTTTCGGTGCGTTTTGTGCCATTTTCTAGGCTCCTTTTTGAGTTTGAAACTTGGGAGGAAAAGGCGACGCCGTGAGTCCGGTCCCGACGCCGCCATTTTCGGCCTCGCGGCCTATTCCCTTTTTACTTTTCACCCTCGAAATACTTCGAAGGAATGGACTCGACGACGTCCGAGTCGATCTCCGAAGCCTTCATTCCGGCCGCGAAGAGTTTCCCGGAGGCGAGGACGGAAACCTTCAAGCGACGATCGTCGCTCTTCGGCTTCTCCTCGGAAACTTTGGGATCCTTGATCCCGGCCGCGATAGTCGAGGACTGCTCCTCGGCCTTCGGAGCTTCGGGAGGGTTCTCGGGAGATTCCTCGCCCTTTTCCTCGCCGGTCTGCTCTTCGTCGCCGGTTTTGATCTCGGATCCCTCGGGGAGACCATTTTCCCCGGGAGCGGATTCGGAGGCTCCGGAGACAAGCTCCTCGGCTTCCGTGTTCTGCTTTTTGCTTTCTTTCTTGCTCATATCCGGATCCTCCTCGAATTAGATCGCGTCGAGGTAGAGGAAAGCGGCTTCGGGCGAAGTCACCTTCGGGATATAGATATCGGTCGCCCGGACGATTTCGACCTTTCCGCCCTGCTCGACGTAGCGATCGACGGAATAGGCTCCCTTCTTTCGAAGAGTATAGCCGAAATTGGGAGTCCGAGCGGAGGAGGCCGGACGCTTGTAGAATACGCCGAAGGCGTCGCCCCAAACGTCGCCGAAGCTGTCGTCGGCTTGAGCTGTCACGGCGTCGCCGACGAGGATTTCGTCCATTTGGAAAATGGACTTGAAATCGTCCATAGTGGGGATCTTGTTCACGTCGAGACGAAGAGCGGCCTTGATTTCGGGATGTACCTTCAAGGCGGCGAGGACGCTCGCTCCCATCCACATAGACTTGGGACGGAAACCGATCTTCTTACGGACGATTTCGACGGCGTCCGAAACGTGCTTGATCGGAGAGGAGGCAGGGTCGGAAATCTTGGAGTTTCCCGAAAGAGTGACGACGTGGCCGCTCGCATAGGTCGCGGAATTTTGGACGATCGCCGCGATTTCGCGCTCCTTGCCGAGCTCGATCACATTCTTTGCACCTTCGGCGGCGATCTGATATTCGTCGAAGGCGGATTCGTCGGCTTCGCGGTAATCGACCGGGACCTCGAAGTCGTGTTCCTTCAAGGTGAACACGATCGTTTCGCGGCCGTCGGGATTGTGGCGATTCGAAGCGGCGCGAATGGCTCGCTCGGTTCCGAAGTCGCGGAAATACTCCTTCCCAAACTTGGGAATGATTCCGCCTTCCTTCATAACCGGGACCTCTTGGAGAATCATAGTTCCAATGAGGCCGGGAGACTTGAATCCGAGAGTGAGCTCGGTCAAGACCGGATCGACGATTCTTTTGTTCCTGAGAGACATTTTTCTTACTCCTTTTTGGTTTTCTTTGAGAGTTTAGCCGCGAGCCTTCGCGACGGCTTCGGCGAAGGAAATCCCTTCGGCGGCTTGAATCTTTTTCGCCTCATTGTAGAGGATCGCGCTTTCGGCGTGGAGCTCGGCGTCGCCGAAGTCCAAGGATTCGACCTTGTTTTCGCCCTTTTCGCGGCGGCGAGAAACTTCGGAGAAATCGACGGACGGCTTCCGGGATTCGAGAGCGGCCTTTCGAGCGTCGAAAGAGGAGACGGACTTCGTCTCGCCGCCTTCGCTGAATTCGCGGACGGATCCGCTCTTCCGGAGGAGGTTCAAAGTTTCGATTTCGGTTTCGAGCTCGGCGGCCGGGATCTTTCCGGCCTTGACGAGAGACTCGGCGAAGGCTTTCACCTCTTCGGCGGCCTTCGTTTCGGCGGCTTCGGCGGCGGCCTTTTCGGTCTCCGCGAGCTTCGCTTCGGCGGCGTCGGCTCGATTCTTTTCGGCCTCCGCTTCGGCTGTTTTCGCTTCGAGAGCCTTTTCGGTCTCGGAGAAAGAGGCGACCTTCGCTTGAAGGGCCTCGAATTCTTTCTTTTCCTGTTCTGTCATTGGGTCTCCTTCGGGAGAGTGGTTTTCGTTGAAAGATGGACGATCGTCGTCTTTTTCTTCGGGCTCGGGATCCTTGAAGTTTTCGAGACCTTGAATCTCCCAATTCGGGACGACGCGATCGGCGACCTCCTGTCCCTTGTCGGCGATAAGATACTCGCGGAGATTCCGGAGGAGGCGGCCGACGGACCGGAATCCGAAGGCTGTTTCGTAATCGGAAAACTCGGATCCTTCGGGAGACATTTCGAAGCAAATCGCGGAGTCGGCGGCCGCGTTGAATTTGATATCTGCGAGACCTTTCACGGCCGGAGGGACGGCTCCCAAAAATCCGACGTGTTTCAAAGTGAGATCGGGATAGAGCGAAATTGAGCGTTTCTTATAGAAACCTTGATTCACGGCTTCGCGGAATTCCTTCGCGACTTCTGTCACCTCGGCGAAAAGAGTCTTTCCTTCGCGGAAAACGCGATCGATCCAACCGAAGGCCGGATCGTCCGTCTTGGGGTGGCCGATTACGATCGGAGCTTCGTGTTCGCTCGCCTCGTATTGAGAAACGATTTTGTCGAGGTCCTCTTCGGTCCACTCGCGAGATTTGCCGGAGCTGTCGGTCTGCTTTCCGGCGCGAAAGATTTCGAGGATCCATTTCTTCTTCATTCTGAAAACTCCTTTCGATGAAAGATTCAAAAATTTAAGAGAATCCGAGATTATTTTCGTCCGATAGATTTTCGAAAT